CTGGACATATTGTTGAAGATGAACAGAAAGAAGTTAAGCTGCAAGGTATAAAGGGACACATTGATGCTAAGATCGATGGTTGTATCATTGATGTTAAGTCTGCATCAAATAAAGGATTTAAAAAGTTTAAGTATGGCACATTGTTTGAAGAAGACGCTTTTGGGTATCTTGGACAGATATCAGGGTACATGGAAGCAGAAGACTGTGATGAGGGTGGCTTTCTAGCGTACGATAAAAGCACTGGAGAGATCGCTTTGTTGATGGTAGATGAGCTTACAAAGATCGATGCATCGGCTCGTATCGACCATCTCAAGAAGGTTATCGACCTAGACGATGCGCCTGAGAAATGCTATGATCCTGTGCCCATGGGAACTAGTGGTAATTATATTATTGATTTTCCATGTCGCTATTGTGATTTTAAAAATAGATGCTGGCAGGATGCAAATGATGGTAAAGGTTTACGTAAGTTTAAATATGCTAACGGTATTAAACACTTTACAAAAGTTGTCGTAGAGCCAAAAGTAGAGGAGCTATTTTAAAGGTGACGAACAATGCAAAATATGTCAAGACACATCAGCCCTGCCCCGACTGTGGTTCTAGCGATGCCCTTTCTGTTTATGTGGATGGGGGTACTCATTGCTTCTCTTGTAATACTACTCACAAAGGAGAAAATATCGTGCCGTTTGACAACAATCTTGAACTATCTCAAGGATACTCAGACTCAATAAACGACCGAAATATACGAAAGGATGTATGTTTTCGATACGGCGTTACACTTAACAACAAGGGTGAGCATATCTACCCTTACTACAATAAAAGTAATTCACACGTTGCCAACAAAATAAGAACAAATAATAAGCAGTTCTTTACAGAGGGCAGCATCGCAGACTGTGGTCTTTTTGGTCAGCAAATATTTGGTAACGGTGGTAAATACATTACGTTAGTCGAAGGAGAGATAGACGCTATGTCTGTCTATCAAATGTTTGACAGTCAGTGGCCTGTTGTATCCATAAGGTCTGGCGCACAATCTGTAGAGAAGGACATTAATGAGAATTATGATTTTCTAAATCAGTTTGATAACATTCGTATTTGCTTTGATAACGATGAGGTAGGCCAAGCAGCAGCTAGAAAAGCAGCAGAGCTACTGGCACCAAAAGCTTCTGTTGTTAACATGCGATACAAAGACCCTAACGAATATCTTGAAAAGAGTGCTGTAGCGCAGTTTAAACAAGATTGGTGGAACGCTACAACGCACACTCCAGAAGGTATTGTGTCAGGCACAGACTTATGGGATGAGATCAACAAGGGTCCAGAGAAGTCTATCGCAACATATCCCTATGCTGGACTGAACAAATATACATACGGTATGCGTCCGGGTGAGTTAATTACAGTCTGTGCTGGTACAGGTATAGGCAAGAGTGGCTTTCTACGTGAGCTTGTGTATCATGTGTTTTCATCTACAGAAGAGAATGTAGGCTTGATGTTTCTTGAAGAGTCCGTAAAGACTACGGCAAAAGCTCTGATGGGTATACATGGCAGCAAGCCCTATCACCTACCAGACACAGAGTATACACAGGAAGAGTATCGCAAAGCCTTTGATGATACTGTAGGTAGTGGACGTATCTTTTTCTTTGACCACTTTGGTAGCAACTCCATACAAAATATCATTGGACGTATGCGCTACATGGCAAAGGTTCTAAAGTGTAAGTATATCGTACTAGATCATATCAGCATTCTTGTTAGCTCACAGGAACACGGCTTTGATGAAAGACGCACAATTGATGAGTGCATGACTAAACTTCGTACACTGGTGCAGGAGTTAGGTATCTGCATGATTATAGCTACACACTTACGCAGAGTGTCAGATGGATCGCATGAGGAAGGCAAGGAGCTATCTCTGAACCATCTGCGTGGTTCTCATAGCATCGGACAGCTAAGTGATCTTGTACTAGGCTTGGAACGTAATGGACAAGCTGATTGTCCTGTAGAACGTAACACTACAAAGGTACGTGTTATTAAGAACCGTTTTAGTGGCATGACAGGACTGTGTAGTACGCTGTTCTTTGATAGTGATACTAACCGTCTGCGTGAGGTCATGTCACACAACAATGAGTTAGTTTAATGCCATTGTTAATGCAACAGATATTATCTACACAAGACGTAGACATCAACAAAGGTGTACATTATGTCTTTCTAGATAATGATAAGAGACAACCAGTAAGTCAGGGCGCAGTCTTTCTGTCTCGACACAAAAGAGGTATAGGACTGCGTGTCAAAAAGGCTCCCGGCGATGAGCGGGGAGCCTACTGGACAGACGATGAATTTGATATTAACAGAATAAAAGTAAAAGAAGATATAGGTTCTGTAGAAAACCTCTTGCGTGAGAATAAAGTAGTTGTTATAGTGAAGTCAGATTTAGATGAATGCAGAGAAGATAAGTTATTAGAGTTCTGTCCACGATCTTATAAATACTTTAGAAAAAGCCTTGCAGCTTGTTTAAGGATATATGGAACATGAGTGATATACCAGAATACAAATATAAATCACGGTTTGAGAAACGTTTTGCCTCTGATTTAGAACAACGTAGAATAGTTTTTGATTATGAAAAACATAAATTTTCTTACCAACCTAAAATTAAGAATTATACTCCTGATTTTTATATGCCTGAGTTTGATTTATTTGTCGAAACAAAAGGTTTTTTTAACGTTGCTGATAGAGTAAAACATTTGTTAATCAAAGAGCAACACCCTGACGTCGATATACGTTTTGTTTTTATGAACCCATTTACTAAGATAAATAGAAAGTCTTCTACGACATACGCTTCTTGGTGCGATGAACATGGGTTTCAATATGCAAAAGAAAGGATACCAAAAGAATGGATCAAAGCGAGTTCGAGGAAGAAACTAAAGACTTAAAAAAAGGCAGAGTTTACATAGTGCTTGAAGACTCAGAAACAAAAGAAGATTTTGAAAAACACGGTTTCTTTAAAGTGATGATATTTGACACAACAGACAGTGAGGACACTGCTGACGCTGACATAGGAAACAAGTCTACGTCCTTTGTTGTTGCTAATGGTCTGTTCTCTATCATGGCTCACTCTCCTATGTATGTATTCGATGAGGGGGTTGACATGATTATGAAAAACTATTATGATGAGCTAGAAGAAAACTCTGACACTGATAACCTTGTAAATTTTATGGAGCATAAGAAAAATCCAAATGGACGACCAAATTAATCACCCTCAACATTACAACATGACTGCATTTGAAGCTATTGATATTATCAAAGCATCTATGACTTCAGAAGAATTTAAAGGTTATCTTAAAGGTAACATACTTAAATATCTTATTCGTTATAAACATAAAGGTAGTCCAGAAGTAGACTTAGGTAAGGCTAACTGGTATCTTGATAAGCTTACAGGGGAGGTGGAAAAAGATGAGCTTGATTTCTAATTCAGTAACACTGCCAACAAACTATCAGGCATTTATACACATGTCTAGGTATTCACGTTGGCTTGATAATGAACAACGTCGTGAGACTTGGGAAGAAACTGTAGATCGTTTTATGATGTTTATGAAAGAACATCTAGCTGATAACTACGATTACGATATTACAAATAAAACATACACAGAGCTACGTGACTCTATGCTTAATCTAAAAGTATTGGGTTCCATGAGAGCTTTGATGACTGCTGGTCCTGCATTAAGGCGTGAGCATGTTGCAGGGTACAATTGTTCATATCTCCCTATCGACTCTCCACGGTCCTTTGACGAAGCGTTGTACATTCTTATGAACGGTACGGGCGTAGGGTTCAGTGTAGAAGAACAATATACAGAAAAACTTCCTACTGTTCCAGATGTGGTCTTTGAACACACAGAGGACGCCATATCCGTAGCTGACTCCAAAGAGGGTTGGGCCAGAGCATTACGTGATCTTATTTCTTTACTGTATACAAACCGTATTCCTAAAATAGACACATCTAAGGTACGCCCTGCTGGTGAGCGTCTTAAAACATTTGGTGGCCGCGCTTCTGGGCCAGAGCCTCTTGAGGAGTTGTTTGATTTTGTTATTCAAACATTCTGTAAAGCACAAGGACGTAAGCTAACCTCTATCGAATGTCACGACATCATGTGTAAGATAGGACAGGTGGTTGTGGTAGGCGGCGTTCGTAGGTCTGCTCTTATATCTTTGTCCAACCTAAACGATGATCGTATGCGTATGGCAAAGAGCGGTGAGTGGTGGGTAGACAATCAGCAACGTGCGCTTGCTAACAATTCTGTATGCTACACAGAGAAACCGGATATTGGTATCTTTATGAAAGAGTGGCTTTCTCTGTATGAAAGTAAAAGTGGTGAGCGCGGCATCTTTAATCGTGTATCTGCGCAGCAAAAAGCCGCCTCAAATGGGCGGCGTGATGGTAATATAGACTTTGGTACAAACCCCTGTTGTGAGATTATATTACGGCCATATCAGTTCTGTAATCTATCAGAAGTAATCTGCCGTGCAGACGATACGCTAGATACGTTACGTGAAAAGATTCGTCTTGCTACTATTCTTGGTACGTTTCAAGCTACGTTAACTAACTTTAATTATCTTCGTAAGCGTTGGAAGGACACAACAGAAGAAGAACGTTTGCTAGGCGTGTCTCTTACAGGTATTATGGACTGTCCTGCTATATACGAGGCCAGTGAGGGTACGCTGCAAGAGCTACGCAACGTTGCTGTAAAGACCAACAAGAAGCTTTGCGAAGAGATTGGTATCAATCAGAGTGCTGCTGTTACGTGTGTCAAGCCATCAGGTACAGTGTCGCAACTTGTGGACGCTGCGTCAGGTATTCACGCTAGGCATAATCCGTACTATATTCGTACGGTACGTGGCGATAACAAAGACCCTCTTACAATTTTTATGAAAGATAAACAGATACCAAATGAGCCAGACTTTACGGCACCTGAAAGTGTTACAGTGTTTTCATTTCCTATGAAAAGCCCAGAAGGTGCTGTGTGTCGTCACGATATGTCTGCTATCGAACAGCTAGAACTATGGCATAAGATTGCAGAAAACTACTGTGAACACAAGCCATCTGTTACGATCTCAGTCAAAGAGCATGAGTGGCTGGATGTAGGCGCATGGTGCTGGAACAACTTCGATGCTCTCTCAGGCATCTCCTTTCTGCCCTTCTCAGATCACTCGTACAAGCAAGCCCCCTATCAGGACATCGATCAGGGGGCCTACGAGAAGGCTCTGAAGGACATGCCACCGGACATTGACTGGACAGAGCTACAGATGTTTGAGCGAGGTGACACGACCAGCGGATCGCAGGAACTAGCCTGTACAGGCGGCGTCTGTGAGATCGTGGACATCGGCGCATGAGACAGTCTGTAATCTCTCAAGTCAACGTGGCTCTAAGAGAAGACGGGAACATTGCTATTTCGTACAACAATGTTCCCGTTACAGACCTCGTAGATTTATTTGAAAAAGAATATCCAGACTACGCTTATTTATCCACTCTTAAAAATTATATGAAAGATTTAGATATTATCACCAATGATTATTTAGATGCGATTGATGAGTTAGGTTTGTCTGAATAGATATGCGCTCTAGCCTTGCCCATTGCACGGTTGCCAAACCAGAAGGCTATGATAGCACTAAAGATAGCTGCTGTCTCGTTGTCCCATGCCATCTGTATCGCAATCGTCCAGTCCATATTTTGTGTAGTAATCATAGCATAGATCAAGGTGCCTTTG